CACTATTAAAAAGCGGCGTTCTAAAACTGCTAGGAGATGTTCTTGCAGGCACGTCTGATGTATTATTAGAATCTGGTGCAGCCATAGCAGAAGCATTTAAACAAGTGCTTGGCGGCGGCGATGTTCAAACAGGTATTGCAAGTTTTTCAGACAAGATTAGAGGTGCAACTGAAACTATTGTTAGGTGGATTAGAGAATTTGCAGACGGAACAATGAAGCAAAAACTAGACGAATTTACAGCTGGCATCAAAAGTGCTTGGACAGCCGTTTCAGATTTTATTACAAAAATAAAAGAAACCAGTTTTAGTGAAGCAGTTGCAAGTTTATTCGGCGGCGTTGACGGACAAGGTATTGGTGATGTAATATCACAAAAACTTAGTGACGGCATAAAAAGTATTTGGGAAAATCATTCAGGTAAAATTGTTGCAGCAATAACTGCATTATTTATAGGTCCTAAAATTATAGGAGCACTAACAGGCGGCATTGGAAAAATGTTTGGCGGACTGTTCGGAGGCGGTGGCGGCGGCGGCAGACGCGGTACACCTGGTGTAAGCGGTGCAGGTTCAGCAGGTAAGGGTGTAGGCGACTTTGTAGGTAATGTCGGCGGTGGCGTACTAAGTGGTATTGCAAAAGGTTTATCAGCTTTTGCAAGTCCTACAGTTGCATTGGGCGGCGCAGCACTAGCCGGTGTTATACTTGTTATTGGTGCAGCAGTTGCAGGTGCTACTTGGTTAGTAGGTAAATCGTTGCCAACGTTTGCAGAAGGAATGAAGTCCTTCGAAGAACTTGACGGAACTGCACTTAAATCAGCAGGTAAAGGTATGCTTGCAGTCGCAGGCGGAATGGCAGCATTTGGCGCAGGATCAGCAGTAGCAGGTTTAGGTAATCTAGTAGGAAATATTGCAGATGGAATAGGATCGCTGTTTGGTGCAGAAAAAGCAAATCCGTTAGAACAACTATTAGAATTTCAAAAGTATACAATTGACGAAGCAAAAGTTACAGGCAATGCTAATGCTCTTGTTGCGTATTCAAAAGCAATGGCAGCATTTGGCGCCGGAGATGCAGCAAGTGGACTAGGTTCACTTGTAGGAGGACTTGCAGATGGTATTACTTCGTTCTTTGGCGGAGAAACAGGAATACCATATGACGATATAATTGCATTCCAGCAATATACATTTGATACTGAAAAGGTAAGAGCAAACGCAGCAGCAATGGTTGCGTTTAATCAAGCATTAACATCTAGTGCCGGCGCACAAGCAACTAGTGGCGTAGGCAATGCAGTAGGAGCAATTGGTAATGCTATTGCTAGTTTCTTTGGTGGAGAAACACCATTTGACCAAGTTAAAAACTTTGGTGCAATGGATATTAATGCAGAAGGCGTTGCAACAAATGCAGAAGCAATGGTTAATATGGCTAATGCTTTAAATGCATTTACAGGCGGCGAAGCAAGCGAAATAGAAATTCCGAGTTCAACTGTTAATTCATTACAAAGATTATCAGAAATGAGTGAAACAACCGGATTAGGTAGACTTGCAACAGACTTGAATAATATAGCAACAGTACAAGGGCTATCGGCAAATATTACTTCGCTCAATTCACTTGACGCAACAGGCGTAATAAGTTATAATACAGCTATGGAAAAATTGGTTGAAACTCTTGGCGAATTAAACGAAGTACTTGCAGAAGATAACAAATCAAGAGATTTACTAGGCAGAGAAACAGGCACTGGTGTTTCAGCTGGATCTATGCTGGCAGACGGACAATTAAGCACGTCCGGTACTGGCAGTGCAGAACAGCTAGATCGGTTAAATATGCTAGTAAGCCAATTAATTTCGTTACAAACTGAAGGAAATAGGAATACAAGAAACACTGTTGCAGCAATTTCTAATAATTTACAAGCAGGAATAGGATAGACATGAGTTGGAAAAAACATTTTACACCAGTAAAAACTGGAAATAACCCGGACGGGAGTTACAGTCCATTTACTCGTGCTGGCAACGGCGGCGGACAAGCCGGTCCTGCCAAATCAAATTATTCATCTTACTTGCCAGATGTGTATGTAGGTAGTCCTAATCGTGTTGAACGTTACGGGCAATATAATACAATGGATTTAGATTCAGAAGTCAATGCTGCTCTTGATATTCTTGCTGAATTCACCACACAGCAAAATAAACAAAATAAAACTCCATTCTTAATTGACTTTAAAACTAAAGCAACTAATTCAGAAATTACAATTATTCAACAGTACTTACAACAATGGAGTAAGTTACAAAATTTTGAAACACGTATGTTCCGTTTGATGCGTAACGTGTTTAAGTATGGCGATCAATTTTTTATTAGAGATCCAGAAACTAAAAAATTGTTTCATGTTGATCCTGCAAAAGTAACTAAAATTATTGTTAACGAAAGTGAAGGTAAAACACCCGAGCAATATGTTGTAAAAGATTTTAATTTAAACTTTGCAGAAATGGTGGCAACTACCCCATACCAAACAAATGGTAATGTTACCGGCGGCGGCGACGGTTATATTCAAGGCGGCGTTCGCGGCATGGTTGGTAATACACAAACAAGTACAGGCGGAAGTCGTTTTCAAACAGGCGAAAACGAAATTGCGGTAGATGCAGAACACGTTTTACATTTAAGTTTATCAGAAGGATTAGATTTAAATTATCCATTTGGTAACAGTCTATTAGAAACAGTATTCAAAGTATTCAAACAAAAAGAATTGCTCGAAGATGCGATTATTATCTATCGTGTACAAAGAGCTCCAGAAAGAAGAGTATTCTACGTTGATGTGGGCAACATGCCTTCACACCTTGCTATGCAATTTGTGGAACGTGTTAAGACGGAAATACACCAAAGACGTATCCCATCGCAAACGGGGGGTGGCCAAAATGTTATAGACTCAGCTTATAATCCCCTATCAATTAACGAAGATTACTTCTTCCCACAAACAGCTGAAGGGCGCGGATCTAAGGTTGAAACATTGCCTGGAGGTACTAACCTAGGAGAAATTGATGATCTTAGATATTTTACTAATAAGCTCGTACGCGGTTTACGAATCCCTTCCAGCTATCTTCCAACTGGGCCCGATGATGGACAAGCTCAATACAGTGATGGTAGAGTCGGAACAGCATACATACAAGAATTACGGTTTAATACATACTGCGAACGACTACAGAACTTGGTTGTAGAAGAATTTAATCAAGAATTTAAACGTTATTTGCTTGAAAAAGGTGTTAACATTGACACAGCAATGTTTGATGTTAGATTCCAACCACCACAAAACTTTGCAAGTTATAGACAAAGTGAAATTGATAACGCTCGTGTACCAACATATACACAAATGAGTGCTATACCTTATATTTCTAATCGTTTTGCTATGAAACGTTTCTTAGGAATGAGCGACGAAGAGATTGCAGAAAATGAACGTTTATGGCGTGAAGAAAATGACGAAACACTTCAGCCAACTGAAACGGATGCAGCAGGCGAAATGCGCGGTGCAGGCATTAGTTCAGCAGGCATTAGTTCGGATCTTGGATCAATTGAAGATACTACCGGAGAAGAGCCTGCCCCGACTATGGGCGGAGATGAAATGGCAGGCGCAACGCCTGAAGCTGGTGCAGAACCTGCGGCAGCGCCAACAACGGATCAAACGATATAAATACTACTATGATACTACGTGAATTGTTTTATTACGATAAAGAAACTTTTGAACCTACAGAAGATGATCGCTACGAAGAGCGCGATGATCAGTCACCTCTTGAATATAACGACACACGCAAAACACGGTTAACATTACGCCAAATTAATAAAGTTCGCAAAGCGGCAGAGCTACATACAAAAGAGCAGAATAAAGAATTAGATTTTGTTCGTCAAATGTATGGTGTAGCAGCCAATGCTGAAGCGGGCGTTTAATGGCAAAAATAGATAAGTCAAAATATACAAAAACACAGTGGAATAAGATTAAAGAACAGCGTCGAGTCGACAAAGAAAATGATCGTCGACAAAAAGCAATTCAAAACTCTATAAAACTGCGTGATCAAAAAGAATTACCAAGAACTAACACTACAGATATTGCTTTTGTGCTAGGTAATGGCACTAGTCGTAAGCCTATTCCTGTAGAAGAACTTTCAAAATACGGAAAAATTTACGGATGTAATGCATTATATAGATCATTTAGTCCTGATTATTTAATAGCTGTTGATGTTAAGATGATACTCGAAATTAATAAAGCAGGGTATCAACATAAACACGAAGTCTGGACTAATCCTAACAAAACTTTTAATACAATTAAAAATTTAAACTTTTTTCATCCTAGCAAAGGATGGAGTTCAGGACCAACAGCATTATGGTTAGCAACTAAACATCGATACAAAAAGATCTATATATTAGGTTTTGATTACAAAGGCGTAAATGACGGAAAAAGTTTTAATAATATATATGCAGACACTAACAATTATAAAAAAAGCACCGACGGGGCTACATTTTTTGGAAATTGGATGCGTCAAACTAGATCTGTTATACAAACTAATCCAGAAACAGAATATATTAGAGTTATACAGCCAGATAATTATAGTCCAGAAGAACTAAATACTTTTGACAATTATACTACTATTTTTATTGAAGATTTTAAAAAAATGTTCAATATTTTATAGTTACCTTTCAAAAAAGCTCGTTTTGAGCCTATATCTACGCACATTTTCTTATAAATAGTAAATACAAATGACAGCCTTACCATAGGTATAACTTTTATAGGAGAACAAAAATGGCAGATCGCAATAAATTTGAAGAAATGCT